TTTAATACATGGAGAACTGGTGAAGGAACAATGCGCGCTATTGGCGAAGCATGCGGTTACACAACTAACTGGATTTCTCTCTTGATTCAACGAATTAAGAACGATGACACTTTGCTTGAACAAGCAATTGAAGATTGGATGAATGAAAATCCTGGTGAGGAACTCAAATGAGTGACGAGAAAAAAGAAGTGAAACACCGAAGCATTATCCGCGAGTCTTTGACCTGGCCCAAAAAGGTGACAGAGGAAAAGTATCCGTGGAAAGAATGGTTTGATGGTCATGTGTGGAGACTTAAGCAAGGCGAAGACTTTGATGTTGATATGAGGTCATTCCGTGCTGCTATTTATATGGCTGCCGATAGGTACGGTTACAAAGTAAAGACTCATATCCCTCGCAAGAAGGACTGTATTTTTATTCAGAAGATTGGTAAAAAAGATGGCAACTAGAAAAATACCAGCAGCAAATAACGCTGCGCGCAAAGTAAACGGCGAGATTGTTACTACTTGTGAAATTATGGGACCAGTCATTATTGATTTGGTTCGTGCTGGCATGACGCCATCTCGTGCAGCAGAAGCAAACAGGATTTCCAAATCGACAGTGTCTGTTTGGATTTCTCGCGGTATTGCTGAAACTGTTCATCGTGAAAAAGGCGGAGTTCCTAACAAGTCAGAAGAGGTTTACATGAACTTCTCTGAAGGACTTGCTAAAGCCGAGTCTGAATCAATGGGCGCTCTTGTTCTTTCATGGTTCAAAGAAGCAAGAGGTGGAGACTGGAAAGCAGCAGAAAGATTCCTTGCTCGCCGCTTTCCACAAGAGTGGGGCGATAACAATACTGTCAAACTTGAAGTTTCTGCTGGTGCTGGATTTGGCAATAACGATGGTCGCGATAAAGAACTTACCGCCACAGAAGACGAAGAAAGAAAGAGAGCAATTCTTTCTGCACTTGTTGAGTCTGGAGACCTCCCGTCAAATGTTCTTAATGCATGGGACGAAGAAGAATCAGACATTATTGATGCAGAAATTGTTGAGCCAAAAGAATGACAACACGCGAGCAACTAGCATCTTTGACCGATTGGAAACAGCCGTGTGGGTTTAAGTTTCCCCACACAATGCACCCAAAGCAACAGGCTTATTTGACTTGGACAACAACGCGCGAGGCACTTTATGGTGGCGCTGCAGGTGGAGGAAAGTCAGACACGCTACTGATGTCTGCACTCCAGTACATTTGTGTTCCTGGTTATTCTGCTCTCCTTTTGCGTCAGACATACCCGCAGTTATCTGGCCCTGACGGCTTTATTGACCGTTGCAATGCGTGGCTTGCAGGTACTGGTGCTGTTTATGTTTCTACTAATAAGCGATGGACATTTCCATCTGGCGCAACTCTTTCATTTGACCACTGCGAACGAGATGAAGACCGTTACAAGTTCCAGTCATTTGCTTATCACTTTGTTGGCGTAGACGAGTTGACACAGTGGAAGACCGACCGTGTTTACCGTTATGTTGGCTTCTCTCGTGTTCGTAAACCGATGCAGAGCGATTCGCTTCCTGCTTGTCCTCATTGTGGGTTGACATCAGCAGATATTCCGCTAAGGACTCGTGCTGCAACCAACCCTGGAGGACCAGGAAATAACTGGGTGTACGAGCGTTTCATTCTTGACAAAAAGCCAGAGCGAAAGTTCATGCCAGCAAAGATTTCGGATAACCCGTCACTTGACTCTGAGGCATACATCAAAGGCTTGAATGAACTTGACGCAATTGAACGCGCACGACTGCTTGACGGAAACTGGGAAATCCGTGAAGAGGGTGGAATGTTTAAGCGCGAGTCATTCTCTGTAACTGGAAACTTTCCAGAAGGAATGAAGACAGTTCGTTACTGGGACTTGGCGGCAACACCAAAGAGTCGCTCAAATGACCCCGACTACACAGTTGGTGCATTGGTCGGAATGAAAGATGGTCGCTACTTTGTAATGGATATTCGTCGCCTCCGTGGAACACCATACGAAGTTGAAAAGATGATTGCACAGACTGCACAGATTGACGGTGTCTCTACGCCAATCATCATTGAACAAGAACCTGGTTCGTCTGGAGTAAATGTTATTGACCACTATGCGCGCACTGTTCTTCAAGGATTTATATTCCGAGGAGAGAAGTCAAATGTTTCAAAGAAAGACCGCGCACTTGTATTCTCATCAGCGGCAGAAGCAGGCAATGTCATGCTTGCAAGAGCATCCTGGAACTCACCATTCATTGACGAATGTGAAGTTTTTCCTTACGGAGCACACGATGACCAAGTTGACGCAGTTGCTGGTGCAATTCAATCTTTAGTTGGGAAGAAGAAAGCATCCGTGAGGATTATTCTTTAATGAAGGGTGATTGTGAAGGGAGAAAAGATAAATGCTCTTTTCAAGATTGTCCAAAGTTTGGAACATTAAAAGAATCAACTGATGGTTTAAATAGAATTAAAGGGTGTGGAGATAATTCCGCACCATTGTTGCGTAGAACACCAGTAAAACAAAATAAAAAAAAGATTTCTCAAATTTCTAAAAAGACTAAAAGCCAAGCCCCGCAACGCGCAGAGGTCCGTCGTATAGTCCTTGAACGCGATATGGGGTTGTGTCAAGCGAAATTTTTGGTAACATATCTGTCATGTTCAGGTCCACTTGATGTGGACGAAGTTATCCCGAGAGGTCGCGGAGGCGACCATTTAGACCCGAGTAACTGCCAAGTGTTGTGCCGTATGCACCACCGCTGGAAACATGACAACCCCGCCGAAGCGGAAAGACTTGGTCTTACTAAGTCTTTACCACCGAAGGAGGGCCGACAGTAGGAGAGACTATTGATATCAAAACCTTTAATTACCACATTGGCAATCTGGCTTACCGCAACATTTGGGTGGGTCGGGAATCAAGTAAACAACTCAGTGAGCGCACAAGGCGCACCCGTGGCAGTAGTCGCGGAAGTAACTCAACCCCAAGTCCTGGACCAAGTAGCGGCCGAAGCAATTCTCAGGCAGAAGTTTAAGTTGAATGAAGTATCCAAGCGAGTAGCAGACCTCCAAAAGGTCATAGGAACCGTCGCTGTAGACGGTCACTACGGAATGATTACCCGCAGGGAACATATTGAGGCACTTGAGGCACGCGGCCTTCCAACTGCAAATGTTCCTAAGCAGAACACACCTCGCTACAACATCTCATATGACCCAGCAAAGCGTTGCCCGATGTGGGAGCCACTGTTTGCTGAGTTCGGTCTTCCAGTAGATGTGTTCTCGTACATTGCATGGCGCGAGAGTGGTTGCAATCCAAAAGCACAGAACGCAACTTGGAAGAATGGAAAAATGACTTACGCTTTGAACAAGAACGGAAGTTATGACACTGGCCTCCTGCAGGTCAACTCCAGTTGGTACACAGCAGTCAAGGGCGTGTGCGGTGAAGACGCAGTGGACAATCACATGCAGGGCCTAAAAGACCCAGTCTGCAATGTCAAGTTTGCAAAGTGGCTAATGGATAACTCCAAGGGTCAACTAGGCAACTGGAGCGTCTACAAACTGTGATACCTTTTATTCATGGCTCTTCTTATACATATGGCAAGGTATGAAGTTGTCGAGCGTACTGAAGCAAGTAAAGAAGTAATAGCAACCACAGCGTGCGGGATGTATGTCGGGAAAGACATGTCAGTATCCGTACATCAAAAACATGTGACATGCTTGTCTTGCTTAACACATCAAAAATAGAAAACTAGGTTGTCATTTTTCTGACACCACCTATACTCAACCAAACAAACAGTTAGGAAAACAATGGGAAGCGCAAGAACAACAATGCCAACTGGTAAAAAGTTGGAAAAATTACGCAAAGAAGCACTCAAGAAAGCAGGCGCTGGAAGTATCAAGTACCACAGCGGTACGCACAGGGTGTTGTTATATGCAAAGTTTAAGAAAAAGGCATTTAAGTGGGATGACTGGGTTAACTTTCACGCAGATAATTACGACATGCGTCGTTCTTCTGGTGAGTGTTTTGAGTTTCTATTAGTCTGCGGCTATCTCTATCATCGTTTAATAAAAGGAGTTGACTACTTTCAGATAACTCCAGAAGGAGAGTTAAAATTAATCACCTTGTCCGAGAGCGAACAGAAGCGAAGGGCAAAACTTGCAAGCAAATCTTCTTACAAGGGACGGAAAACATACCTTGAGAAAACTGGTCAGTGGTGAGTAGTTTTAAAAAGGTCTCTGGATACAACCCCGACTTTGATATTGAGCCATCTTCGGAAGTAAAACAGTTTAATTTTAAAGACGACCTTCAGTATGGACAAGTTGGAGAAACACTTGTTGCCACAATGTTGGATGCACTCGTTAATGGCTCATTTGAAATAAAGACCGACAGATATAGGAATGGAAATATGGTCATTGAAACAGACCAGAATCCAGGTCTGAAGGGATGGAAGAAAAGCGGAATCAATGTAACCAAGGCAGAGTGGTGGGTGTATGTTTATGCTCTCGATGGCGGAATGACAATCGTCCATGTTGAAAGACTCAAAAGGTATCTGAGACTCAATAAGCATTTATTCAACGAAGAAACAAAGCGCAATTTTGCCGAGGGCAGTGACAACCCAGCAAGAGGATTTATTTTAAAGCCTAGGCATGTTATGGATATGTTAATCAATAAAAAATATGACTCAATTGGAGGAAGCAGTGAAGAGCAATAATGATTTAGTAGGTCAAATGAAGGACTCAAATAAGTACCTAGCCAGCATTGTTAGGTGCGAAGATGTAATTGAGGACCTGAATACATATTTAGCATTCAAGAATTCTGCCGCTGTCCATTTCTACCCATCCCAAATTGAGATAATCATGGATTTGCTCATAGACATGAAAACTATGGTTTTTGAGTATTCTGAAGCATTTGATAAATTGCAGGATATGCTTGAACAAGAGCAAATTAAGAACGCACAATGGGCCGACTTGTTTAAACCGCAAAATTAATATACACTTAGACCAACAGGAGAATATATGTCAAAAGTTTCAGGATTCGACATGGGTCGAGATGAGTTCTCGATTCCAGCAAACAGAGTGACTGGCCAAGATGGCGCAGTTAGTATCTCATCAAATTTTAATCTCAATGATGTGAATACAGTTGTTTTAGCACGCGAGATGAACGGTGCTTCAGACTCATTCAACAATAAATTGAAAAAGATTAAAGACCACCTCGCCGCGCTTGAAGTAGACAAGACAACAGACATGGTCGTAATGGACAAGTCTTTTGTTACAAAGTTGGCAAAACTAGTTGAGCAGATGCAATCAGATTTTAATAAAATTGTTCAGACTGCACAGCACCTCAAGTAGTGGCAACTAAAAAAGCATCATCAAAAACGCCAACTAGAATTGACATAACCTTTATTGGTGGTTCATTCGATGGCAAAGAACTAGAGTTTGTTTACCCTACTCCAGAGTATCTTGTAATGAATCGTGGTTTAGATTTGTACAAGAGAGCAAGTTCAACACAATATATATACCAGGCTGATTGGTCTGAGTATCAAAAAACAATTGACAAGGACAGAATTTACAAATGACAAATCCAAAAGTCCAGACAGTTTCAATAAATGGAAATCGACACTACAAGCATCCAAACATTAAAAACATGGTTGCTCCAAGCGTCACATCAATTGTAGGAATGCTCCCTTCTCCGTATCTTCCAAAGTGGAATAGCAAGGTGACAGCAGAAGCAGCGATTAACGAGCGCGAGCACATTGACTCCCTGTTGGGCAGTGCTGGAGGAAAAGTCAAGGCGATTGATTGGCTCAAGGCTGCTGCAGAACGAGAGTTGAATAAGGCAGCAGATACTGGAACACGAGTCCACGAGGCTATCGAGCAGTTAATTATTGACCCAAACTATAAGTATGATGATGACCTGCTTCCATACCTACATGGTTTCTGGGAATTTGAGAAGCGTTTTGAGCCAGAGTGGATTCATGTGGAGAAGTCAATATTTTCCATCACTCACAACTATGCAGGTTCTTTTGATGCAATCTGCAAGATTAACGATAAAAAGATTCTGCTCGACTTTAAGACAACACGCTCTGGAATCTCGGCAAAGGTTGCACTTCAATTAGCAGCATATGCAAACGCCGATGTTATTTTTGATGGAGACAATGAGATACCAATGCCAAAGGTAGATGGCGGGGCGGCACTGCTACTTCGTCCAGATAAGTGGTCATACCAACCGTTGCGAATTGACGATGATATTTTTGCTACATTCTTAGCCTTGCGCAGAACATTCGAATGGGAATCTAGGCAGTCTAAAACTGCTATGCTTGCCCCAATACAAAACAAGGGGCTGATGTGAGAAAAGATATTACTCCAGGAAATTGGGAAAGCGCCGCTGCTTTAGTAGTAAATGAAATTGCTGATAAGTGCAAACAATACGAGATTGCAAAAAGCAAGAGCGAATCTAAAGTCAATGATTTTGTTCAAAAGAACTTTGACGAAATTGTAGACTTGGCATTTCACACTAAAGATGTAGACCCAGACTTCCTTGAGGAAATGTTTTTTAATCTTGCAATTGCTGGTCTACATGGGTATTCTTTGGTCGGGAAAGAAGACCATAAGGCTTCAGCAGCATTTGTGTATACAACTGTTGTGGGAAAACAAAAGATGTACGGGCATGGAAACATCGCCCGTTTCGAGGTTCCAGGCATTGTCATTCGCATGAATGATAAGTTGGAAAGACTCAAGAACCTGCGTGGCTTTGACGGCCCCGTACTTTTTGAGCCTGTAAAAGACACATGGCTTGACATTTGTGGTTATTCCATAATTGCAATCATGTGGATTAGAGGCTGGTTCTTGTTAGACATGAAAAATCAGGAAAAAGAAAAATCAGGAGAAAAATGAGCACACAGGTAACAATGACTGGAAATCTCACAGCAGACCCAGTTCTTAAGTCAACGAAGACTGGTTCTTCGCTATTAACAGTAGGTATTGCTGTCACTCGCCGTTGGCGGGACAAGCAAGATAACTGGGAAGAGCAAACATCATTCTTTGACCTCACAGCGTGGGGAGAACTAGCAGACAACGCAGCAGCCAGCCTAAGCAAGGGCAATAAGGTTGTTGTGGTTGGACGACTAGAACAGCAGGAATGGACAGACAAAAACGACGGCTCAACCAAGAAAAAGGTTGTAGTTATTGCTGATGACATTGCAGTTTCACTGCGAAAAGCAACAGTACAAGGCGTAGAAAAGTCTGGAAATCCAGCCGCGCAGAGCGGTCAGCAGTACCAGAATACTGGCAAGAAGCCAGCAGCGGCATCGTTTCTTGATGACGAACCGCCATTCTGATTGAATTTGTGTGTCACGGGAGGGTTAGTGGGAACGACTTATCCCGTGACACGCAAACAATTCTATGAAAATTTAGTGTAACTTAGTGTTGGTATATGAAATTGGCACGGCTAATTCAAAAGAGGATTTCGGTATGTATATAGGTCTAGCAGTAGCAGTATTTATGGCTGGCCTAGTTTGGTTTATATCGCCCAAGTTGAACATTGATTTGCGGGGAAGAATTTCCACTACCGCCATCGCTGGTGGTGTGGCTTCCGCTTCCACTGCTGGTTTCATGTATAGCGACATTGCTGGAGTATGCGTAATTGCGGCGTGTCTAATCGGTATCGGTATTTTATTTGGATACGAGAGAGGGTAGTAAATGGCATTCCTTCGCTCATTTAACACACACGACCAACAAGGTTTTGTAGCCCCAGATAAGAAACAGTTTTACGCACCATCAAGCGGTCCTGGCCGCCCCCTAAAGCCATACAAAGATGGCTGGGACTTGGAGCGCTCAGTAACACAAGCACTTGACAGAGTTACTTGGGTTTACAAAGCAGTTTACGCAATTTCAGCAAACGCTGCATCTCTCCCAATCGCAATCAGAAAAGGCGACTGGAGAATTGGCGAACTAACATACGACGACCCAATTTTGCAGATTATGAATCGCAATGCAAACCCTGGTCAAGATGCTTTTTCATTCCGCTTTATGCTGTCATCGCAGTTGTTGCTTTCGCAGCGCGGTGCGTTCGTTGAAATTATTCGTAATCGAATGGGTGAAGTAGCGGCACTAGTTTTGCTTCCACCGCAATACACATTCCCGATTCCAGACCCAGACCGATTTGTTTCTGGATTCTCTGTTGAATATCCGAATACTCCAAAAAGAATTATTGATTCTAAAGATGTAATTTGGGCACGAGTACCACACCCAATTGACCCATTCAAAGGACAGACGCCACTTGAATCTGCTGGACTTGCAATTGAGTATGACTACTACGCAAAGGTATTCAATCGCAACTTTATGGTTAACGATGGTCGACCAGGCGGAATTCTTGTAATCAACGGAGACATGGAAGAAGAGCAGGCAGAAGAAATTCAGCGCCGCTTCAAGGGAAGCACTGGCTCAAATATTGGTGGCGCTGGTCGTCTGACAGTAATGTCGGCAGAAGACGCAAAGTTTATTGATACATCAACTAGCCAAAGGGATGCTCAATATATTGAAGCACGCCAAATGAACAAAGAGGAGATTCTTCTCGCTTTTGGTGTTCCAGAATCAGTAATTGGCAATGCATCTAACAGAACATTTGCTAATGCCGATGTTGAACTAGAGGTATTTTGGCGAGAGACGATGGTCCCTCACCTAACGCTTCTTGAGCGCGCATTTGACAAACTAGATGAAGACCCTAAGACATATTTTGCCTACGACCTTTCGTCAGTAGCAATCCTTAGTCGTGATGACCGAGAGCGTGCCCGATTCCATCTAGAAGAGTTGAAGCAGGGTGCAATTTCAATCGATGAATACCGCGAACTGACTGGACGCGAAGGTGTTGGAATCGACGAGTTGCTTATCCCAACAAACCTCTCGCCAGTTGTTATGCAGACAAATACAGGTGGTCAGCAAGCACCAGAAGATGGTGCTCCATTAAACCCAAATCAAAGGCCAGGTCGCCGTCCTGCAGATGCACCAGACCCAGCGTTGCCTAATTCAACGCCAAACTCGCGACCAAACGATTCAATAGAACCGACTAATCCCCCAACCCCAAGACCAATTTTTACGCCACCGCTAACTCCTTTGGCTCATGATATTGAGGAATCAAAGTCCTCCGAGGATATTGGAGTACGCCGCACGCGCCAGATTACCCGTCTTGAGCAGAGCGTCGCTCTCCAGATTGGTTCAATGCTGAAGCGCCAAGAGCGAGTGACGATTGAGAAGGCAGCCTCTAAGAAGGTTAAAGAAAAATGGGATTCTGGCGAAGGAATTAAAGCAGAAGACATTTTTGATGTTGCCGTGTGGAATGACCAACTCATCTCCGATGCAAAAACATGGGTGGCATCAGTATTCCTTGATGGGGCAATTGAAGTAGCCTCAACAAAAGTTGATTCCTTAAACCCAGGAAATGTAACGATGGATGAAATCGTTAGCCCACGAATTAAGGCTATTTCATCTATTAACGAGACGAGCAAGCGCAATATTGAAAAGATTATTAGCGAGCATCGCTCAAAGTCGCACCAAGAGTTCATCACTGCTCTAAAAGCATGGTTCGCTTCAGCATTTAGTTCGCGAGTTAAAACAATCTCCAAAACAGAAGTTGGCGGGGCGTTCAATGCTGGTCTTCTATGGGCAGCAAAAGAACTTGGATATACAAAAAAGACATGGGTTCACCGCCCAAGTCAAGACTCAGCACGCAATGAGCACGCTGAACTTGCCAGTCAGACAGTCGGCATCGACGAGAAGTTTGAGATTAATGGCAAGTCTGCAATGTACCCTGGAGACCCAGAAGCACCAACTGAGTTTGTGATGAACTGCAGTTGCACACTTTTGTTTTCATAGACTATACGAAATTAAATAGTTAGTCTCTACATTACAACATTTACTGCAATTTTCTGCTACTCTTCTTGCAGGAGGCCGTTTTGGAACACAAACAAGTATCAGTTTCATCAGTTCGTGGCATTGATGATGTAGATGGAATCGTTGAGGCAATTGTCTCCGTTACCAATATTGTCGACTCCGTAAACGATGTAATTGAGCCAGGCGCTTATAAATTAACGCTAAAGAAGCGTAATCCTAAAGTCGTATGGTCTCACGATACGAATATCCCAGTTGGTAAGACTCTCCGTGTTGAGGAACTTCTTCCAAATGACCCACGCCTTCCAAATGACCTTATTCAGCAAAATGCTGGTGCTCTGCTTGTAAAAATGCAGTTCAACCTAAATACAAGCCGTGGGCGCGATGCTTTTTATGATGTCCAGTTCTTCGGCCCAGAGCAAGAATGGTCAATTGGCTATGCGGTTCCAGAAGGAAAATACGAAGTTGATTCAAAAACTGGAATTCGTTATATTAAGCAATTGGAATTATTTGAGTACTCACCAGTAATTTTTGGTGCCGCCCCAAGCACCCGTACATTAAGCCTGAAAGAGGACGGAGTCGAAATTGAAGCAAAGGCTCCTGGCAAGTACGATGACATTGATTTCGGCATTCCTTCTGGTGTTAAAAGTCAAGCAGAGACTGGTCTCAGGTGGTCGAAAGAATTTAACCGAGGCGGAACTGAGGTTGGTAAGGCTACGGCTAATTACCTACTCAACAATTCTACTGTTAGCCCTGAAAAGGCTCGTCACATCGCGCGCTACTTCCCACGCCACGCAGTAGACCTCAAGACTCCAGCAAATAGCAAACCAGGCGCAGATGGATATCCAGGTGCAGGACTGATTGCATGGAAACTGTGGGGTGGAAATGCTGGATGGCGCTGGGCTCAAAAACTTGTTGACGCAATGAACTCACGCGATGAAATGAAAGCAGAACCAAACGGGCTGAAGACTAGCGACTTTGTTACTTGGCGCGCATCTGGCGGTAGAGCGTACGGACGAATTGAGCGTATTGAGCGCGACGGTGAAATAGATGTCCCGAATAGCAGTTTCACTATTACTGGTACACCAGAAGACCCAGCAGCGCTGATTCGTGTTTACCGCAAAGAGGGACTTGATTATTCACCCACAGAAGTACGAGTTGGGCATAAGTTCTCAACCCTTACAAAGATGGATATTTCAAAGAAGGACGCCTTCACTGATATGCCATCAGGAACACCAGGTTCTTTCGGTACCCCACAAAGAATTGGTACCACGCCAAATGCTCCAGAAGAAAAGCCATACAGCATTGAGCAAGATGTTCAGGGTTGTAGCGGTTATGCAGTCGTTAAAGTTGGAGAAGGAATTGTTTCAGGTGGATGCCATCTGACTCTCGCCGAAGCACAAGCACACCTTGCTGCTTTAAATGCAGCAATGCAGGGAGAAAAGGACATGCATGAAGAAATGCAGGGTCCAGAAGTCGTACCGCACCAAGATGACATGGTTGAAGGTCTTGCCGAACAGCAAGAGATGGGGTTGAACCCACGCCAGTTCACAATGTATGACCTGTTTGAAACTATGGCTGAAGAATTCGGTATGTGGGACCAAGGAAGTGGCGCTAATGGCGCTCACTACATGGAAGAGAATCCATTTGCTTCAGAGGGCATGAAGTGTTCTAATTGCGTCTTCTTTGAGGGTGGGAAGAAGTGCGAAATTGTGTCTGGAAGTATTGAACCAGAAGCAATTTGCAAACTATGGATTATCCGCGAAGAACTTTTAGCAAATCCTAAAATGCGTGAAGAATCTGCTGGAGCAAAATCTGCTGAACAAGAAGAAGTTAAAGATGCGGGTCCAAACGGACGAGTTATTGCAACGCACAAAACAGGTGTGAATACATCACGCGCATGGGATAAAACTGCTCCATTCAGAAGCATGAAATCACCAGGGACCCCATCTTATTTCAACAAAATATTTGCATTCCAGAATCCGAATACAGATGGAACTCGTAAGACCCATTATAACTATATTCACCACTATGTTGGTGCTGACGGAACTCCAGGCGAGGCTTCATACTCAGCGTTGATTAACTCAATGGCTGTTTTGAACGGCGGTCGTTCTGGAACGATTCTTCGTGGCGAAGCACGCCGTGGTGTTTACAACCACATTGCTGCTCATTACCGAGATGCTGGAAAAGAGCCACCAGAACTTAAGTCAGACGAGTTTGTCGACTTCGTTATGATTCAAAAAGGAATTATTACAAAGCCACTCAGCGAAGATTCTGGCATTGAGGTTAAGGCTGAAGGTGGACCAATTCCTTCGCATTCAACGGCAGTTCGTGACGATGAAACACTCGACCGTTCCGCCATTCTGAACACTCGTTCACCAGAAGGCAAAGATTATTATCGAAAGATTTTTGCCTACCATACACCTGGAACAGATGGCACTCGTAAGACCCACTACACATTTATCCATCACCATGTTTCAGAAGATGGTCGCCCTGGAGCAGCCGCTTATTCAGAGTTGAAGTCGGAGATGGCAATTCTCAACGGCGGACGCGGTGGAACGATACTTCGCGGAGAAGACCGCAAGGCTGTGTACAATCATCTCGCCCGTCACTACCGTGACTTCGGTAAGAAGCCACCTGAACTAAAGTCAGATGGGTACATTGATAATGTTATGATGCAAAAAGGCCTCATTAGTGAGCCACTATCTATCACGGAGAAAACAGATGAGCAAGATTGATATTGAGTCGTATAAGTCCTTTGTTGGGCAGCAGGCTCTATTGAGCGATGACAGCATTGGCATCATCGTTGGAATCTCCGAAGATGGACAGGCGCTTGTGCAGAAATGTCTTGACATGGAAGGACTTGAAGAGACAGACGAAACTGTTTTAATTGCAGTTGAAGATGTAAAACTTCGCACTTTTGTGGTCATGGAAAAAGTTGATGAGGGAATGACCGAAGGCGCGCTTGTCTCGTGGGAGACATCAAACGGCACATATTATGGAGACATCTTGTCTTCGTCTTCAGAAGGAACTGTTCGCGGTGAGCCGCAGGGCCTTGAAATTGAAGGGTCCGCCGAACGCCCAGCCTATGTCGTACGGGTTATGATGTGGGATGAAGACGAATGGATGCCTACTAATGTTACTGTAGTAGCATACGGTGATGCATTGACTATGGTTGAAGAACTTCCAGAGCCGATGGATGACGAAGACCCAGCAGATGAAGATATGCCAGAAGACGAGATGTCAATGGTTGAGGATAACGAAAAGAGCATAGATATGAACATTGAAGCACAGATTGCCGAGATTGTTGCACGCGAAGTTGCTAAGGCTCTTGCTGCAATGAACACCGCAGAAGTAAAAGCAGAAGAAATTGCTGTTGAGACCAAGTCGGATGAAGCCGCCGAAGCAGTTGCTGAAGAAGTAGTTGCTGAAGTTGCTGTCGAAGAAGTTGCTGCAGATGCACCAGCAGAAGAAGTAGCAGTTGAAGTAGCAGTTGAAGAAGTCGCCGCTGAAGAAGTTGTTGCTGAAGAAGTTGTTGCTGAAGAAAAGTCTGAATTGGTTCAGATGGAAACAGCAGAACTTTCATTCGATGACCTTAAAGAGTTCCACGACCTCCTGAAAGTGCTATAGTATTCACGGGCGTTAGTAGCGCCCGTGGAGGGGTTGTGGATATTGGCAAGGAAATAGCCAGAGTTCAAAAGAGCACGACAATCGGCAAGGTAGATAAACTTTTGGCATCTTTGAGTGCAAAAGATTCTGCTTCGCTCGTTGATGCAATGAAAGACTTATCAGTTTCGAGTCGCACAATTTCAAAAGTTTTAAAAGGGCGCGGCTATGTAATTGGCAGGAGTGCTGTAGATAATTGGCGACATGCTAATGTTGAAAATTTTGAAACTAGAAGCAACAATTATATTGGGGGCAAATAATGTCATTGTCAAAAGATTTAAAATCAGCAATGAATCGCAACTCCCCAGAATGGCCAGTAGTAAAAAGAGGCCCGTCAATAAAACTTCCTACAGTTGCAACTGTTAAAAAAGAAAAGTCGCAGTTTAAAACATGCGTAGTTTTGCCAGATATGCAATGTGGTTATTTCAGGGATGTAAACGGCAATTTTGTTGCTATCCATGATGAAATTGCAATTAATTTGGCTGTTGAATTTATCAAAGAATCAAAGCCAGATGTGATTGCAATGAATGGAGACAATGCTGACTTTGCAGAATTTGGAAAGTACAGACTAACTCCTGCTTATCAATTGACAACACAAAAAACAATTGATTATTTAACAACGCTTATGGCGCGCCTTCGCGCAGCATCTCCACTCGCTGAAATTGTTTGGCTTGAGGGAAATCACGAAGCAAGATTAGGAAATTATATTCTTGATAATGCAAATGCTGCTTTTGGTTTGAAGCGTGGGAATATCCCAGACTCATGGCCAGTTATGTCGCTTCCTTATCTTTGCAGATTTGAAGAATTTGGTGTTAAGTATTTGCCAGGATACCCAGCGTCAACATATTGGGTTAATCGCAAGTTAAGAATTATTCACGGACATAAAGTCGCATCTGGCGGAAGCACTGCTCATAAATATCTCGCAACAGAAAAGACTTCAGTTCTTTATGGACATATCCATCGCCGCGAATGGGCAGAGCGAACCCGCCAAGATTGGGATGAAGATAAAACTATTCTCGCCGCATCTGCAGGATGTCTTGCTCGCGTGGACGGCGTCGTGCCAAGCACAAAAGGCGGGACAGACCTCGACGGACGCCCAATCCCATGCACGGAAGATTGGCAGCAAGGAATTGCTGTTGTGCACTATGTTGCTGGAGATGGTCCATTCCATCTAGAACTTGTTCCAATTCACAATGGTTCTATGTTCTATCGCGGAAAGACATACAAGGCAGACAAGAAAAAATGACAGAGGGTCGCGACCCTCTTGAAAGCCAGATGAACCTGCGCTTTCCAATGATTACTATTTCTGTATCCTACGAAGACCGAGATGAGCCAATCCATGTTGATTTAGGCTCAATACCACCATTTGTTGCTGTTTCTGTATTTGAACGCATACTAGATGCGATGAGCAATATTGCAGTGGGCCCAAAAATTACATTCAAAGGCGATGTAATAGCCAAGCCCTTTATGGCTTCTGATGTTACATTCCAAGACCTATTGGACATGTTTGGTCAAAACGAAGACGAAGAAGACGAAGACAATTAAAAATAACCTAACCCCTGCTTGACAAACTAGCAAACAACAAGCATAATATTTAATACGAGGTGCTTACCTTGTGTCCGAAGTTCCACTATTACTCAAAAGGAGTATATCACTATGGCTACAGATAGCCGTTTAAAGGAACTCAAGTCAGCCCTCCGTGCAGTTCTTGCAGACAACGATGCAATCGTTGACCATGCAGGCGCTACCCGCGAAGAAGGCGGACCTGAAGTTCAAGTACAAGCAAAGCATGTTGAAGCATTCCGAGGCAACCTCGCAAAGGCACGCGAAATCCGTGCTGAAATCGAGGCCTTGGAAGGTATGGGCGAAATTCGCTCATGGGCTGAAGGCATGACCGCACCAGTAGCACAGACCAAGTCTGGTTTGATTGTTCCACAGGGCTCAAAGAGCCTCGGCGAGCAGTTCGTTGAATCAGATGAGTTCAAGGCAATTGCTGGTGGTAAGTCTGGTTACACGATGCACGCACCATTCCAAGTAAATGGTTCGTTCTCGTCACACTGGGGTCGCAAAGATGTCTACACAGGATTGCCATCAGGCACCCCTACAGACTTCGGTACGCCACAGCGTGAAGGCATCATCGAGCGTCAGAAGCGCACTATGCGCGTACGCGAACTCTTCGATGTACAGCAGACGAACAGCAACATGGTTGAATACTTCCGTGTTTCTGGTTTCACCAACAACGCATCGACAGTTGCAGAGCGCAACGACGCAAACAACGCCTTTGGTGTAAAACCACAGTCGTCAATGACCGTCGTTGGTGTTCAGGCTCCAGTTCGCACGATTGCTCACTACGAAGTTGCTCACCGCAATGTGTTGGACGACGAGCCAACCCTTCGTGGAATTATCGACAACGAACTGTTGTACGGACTCCGCTTGGTAGAAGATGACCAGATTCTTAACGGAAACGGTGTTGGCCAAAACCTCACTGGTATCCGTTCGACTTCTGGAATTCAGACCTCTAATTGGTCAAGTGGTGTTGCAAACGACACCCGCCTCGATGCAATTCGTCGTGGTATCACCAAGTCGTTGCTCGCTTACTACGAGCCAACAGGCATGATTGTCCATCCAAACGACCTTGAAGACATCGAACTCTCAAAGGATGCAAACTATAACTACTTGATGGTTATGTCGGTATCGATGGGTGCAGATGCTCGCTTGTGGCGTTTGCCAATCGTCAGCACGCCAGCAATCACCGAAGGCAAGGTTCTCCTTGGTTCATTCGGTGTTGGCGCAACGCTGTACGACCGTATGGAAGGCAACATCCGCGTTTCCGAGCAACACAGCGACTTCTTTGTTCGCAACGCAGTTGCAGTACTTGCTGAAGAGCGTATTGCACTTGCTGTTAAGCGTCCAGAGTCGTTCGTCGAAGTTACCCTCGACAGCGCACCTGCCTGATAATTACAGTCAGAAAAGTGAAAAGCCTGGGCTTCGGCCCAGGCTTTTTGCTTTGTGCTAACATGTTTGCATGTCACAAATTGTAGTAATCGCTCCACGCGATATTTACGAGAACATCGAAGGCAAGAGTGTGAAGGTTGTCCGTAAGGGCGAGCGCATTAGTGTCGAAGATGCAATGCGATATAAGGTCATGCCTATCTCGGTAAATGACCCATTCGCTACAGAAACAAAGTAATCCGTGGACAGCCTGGACCCAAAGAAATTTGGGTTGAACGACGATATAGATTTTGCTGCGTACTGGGTGAAGGACGAACCTTTTCTTAGCCTAAAAAACGCAATGTATGAACTAATCCAAGATGATAAAGATTTTCAATACGACTATCCATACGATGCAATTTTCAATCAGGTATGTGCAAGTGGTTTAATAAAACAAGCCCATACAAGTGATTCCCTAATCGAGGTCAGGTATGGATGGGAGCCGCTGGATTCAAGTAGCGTAATCATGCACTCCTGTAGGGGTTATGTGGTTCACCCAAGGATTTATTTTGAAGGCAACAATGCTGGCTTTTTGCTTGAGATGGAAGAGGATGATGCGGAGCCAATAATTTGCTTCTTTGAATACCGCAAGATTTTCTGGGTTGCCCCAATCCGATAGACCCTCTAAAAACAATGGTGTAATGTGTTTTTATGGCAATTTTGAATTACGCTGACCTTGCTCGTGCAATGAACAAGACTTTTACTGCTGGTGAGCAGGCTGCGGCTTCAACTATTCTTGCTGGTCTCGAATCAGAAATTTCGTATTTGCTGAATCGCCCCCTGAACCCAGTTCGCATTACGGACGAAAAGCACATGCTTGAGCCTGGACAGCGCCAGTTGTTTTTACGCAAAGCCCCAGTACGAAGTATTATCTCATTCAGCATTGGGTTAATAGATAATGCCTCTGCAACCTACACAGCGCAAAATATCTACGACTTTGATGTTTACCCTTGGGGAATTGATAATGTTCTGATTGCTGGTCTTGGTTATCAGGCACTCGTAACCTACAACGCTGGCATGCTTGATGCTGATGCATCAGCACTAGAGCGCGTAATTCTTTCTGCTGCAACACGAGAAATGAGCAAGGTCCTGATTGATGCTCAAGGCATGGAGCGTCTTAAGGTTGAAGGAACTGAGTACTTTTTTGAGCCGACTCCTGGCGGTGGATTCACCGACCAAGAAGTAAAAAATATTCTTCGCTACAAGCGCAGGGTTATTAGGTAGACCATGCGCGGCGCATTTGAACAAATCACTGTTCGGCGCAAATCATCTGTGACTGTAGATGCAGAGGGCGTTTGGACACCAGTAGTAACTGATACTACATACAAGGGCTCAATCCATCAAAAATTTACGCAAGAAGGACAGCCAGAAGAGTTGGGTAAGTATGGCGAGCGTAGAGGTCTTATTGTTCGCTTGCCAAAACAGGCTTCCGTGGTTAACAACGACCAAATAGTTGTTACTGGATACCACGACAGCATGGATGGCGTTTACGACATTGAGGGATTGATTTTTACTCATACACATCTTCGCCTTGAATTGAGAAGGACTCTTTTAAATGAGTAAAGAAAGCGCATCTCTTGATAGGGCAATAAAACAACTTGATATTCGCATACAGCGAATTATTCAGGCTGGTGTATCTTCAATGACTCAATCCGCAAATGAACTTGCAGACATTGGTGCGGAACTTGTTCGCGATTCAATAAGGCACGAAGGAACATACAAGCCATACATTGATAAGCGCGGAAAACAAAGAATGTCTAGCGCCCCTGGAGAGGCTCCAGCGTCAGCCCCTGGAAACGACCTTGATAAAAGCATTTACTCAAAAAAAGTTTCAAAAGCAAACGGAAATCCAGCCGTTGCAGAATTTGGGTCTACTTCACCATATGCAATGGCGCTTGAGTACGGCACCGAAAGAATGTCGCCACGACCATTCATTAGGCCAGCAGCAATAAAACTTAGAAAAGAAAAAGTTGCCGATATTGTAACTTCAAATTTTGCAGCAAGAATGGCCAAAAAAATTAGAAGTATGGGTCATCTAAAAGTAAGGTTGGATGTGTAATGGCTTCAATAGGCGGTTCGATAAGGACGATTCTTGTCAATGCTGGCATAACTGGAGTAACTGGAATTTTTCGTGACTTTGCACCCCCAAGCACCGAAAAGCCATACATCACATATAGCGATGAACTTCGGAATGTTCCAGAACTTATCGGTGATGGATTTGTAAAAACACGAAGGAGAATGGTTCAGTTTGACCTATGGCAAAATAGGCAAAACGAAGACACCTCTCTTGTAGATTCTCTTGTTTCAGCGCTTGACGGTGCTGGCCAATTTGATGATGGAACATATGTATTTCGTCTTAGGGTATCCGATATACAGCGCATGGTATCATTAGAGGACAATGTCGTTCATCATGCCCTAACGCTTGATGTATTTCAGAAGGCGTAATCATGGCTTTTACACTCATAACAGTTACTGGCACCTACCTACTGCCTACTGGTGCGCCCGCAAGCGGCTCAGTCTCATTCACGCTCACCGCTCCAATGCGAGATGCAACTTCTGATGTAACCATCACCCCGCAAGAGCAAGTTGTTGCACTAAACGCAAGTGGCTCAATATCAATAAATCTTTATGCTAACGACGATGATTCAACGGTTCCAGATGGTGTTACATACGAGGTAAACGAGCGCCTTAATGAGACTGGATACAACAAGTACTTTTTCACACTAAACAGCAATTCCCCAAATGGCAGATTCGACCTTGCTGATGTAGCCCCAAATACGGAGCCCATAGTTACCTATAACTATGCGACAAAAGAGTATGTTGATAGCCATATTGGCGTTACGGCAACAGACATCATTTTTACACCGACAAGCGAAATAACATCGACTACGGTTCAGGCCGCGATAGAAGAGGTACGGGCAAAATCAAAATATGTCCATACTCAGGGAGCGCCGTCAACGACCTGGTCGGTAACACATAATCTCAAATTTTACCCAAATGTGTCAATTGTCGACTCGGCACTTTCTCATGTAATGGGCGAAGTTACTTATATAAACGAGAACAGCCTTACCGTCTCATTTACTAGCGCATTCTCTGGAAAAGCCTTTCTTTCCTAGATACCTTCGCACACTTTTGATAGAAAAAAGCGTATTCTTGGGGTGCGCACCCGCTATGGAGGTTTTTAGATGAAATTCGTAACAAACTTAGACCTTAATCAAAATCAACTGATTAAGGGTACTTTTGAAGTATTGGCAAGCGAGCCAAATACTAACCTGTTTGACGGTCGATTGATTTTTGATAGTACCGAAGGTGTCGTCAAGGTTTACGATATTACCGCCTCCGCATGGCGGAAGATGGTTACAGGTGTAACTTCTGCTGGCGCCCAGTCTTCAGCGCTAACAATCAATGAGGCAAATGGTGTAGTTTCAATTACTCCAAACCTTGCAAGTTCTGCAAGCGCTGGTTTGATGTCCGCCTCGGACTTCTCAAAGTTGGCAGATGCAGCGTCAGAAGCAACCGCAAGCAAACTGGTTATTCGCGATGCCAGTAGCCAGGCAAAGTTTGGAACTCCTACAGACGCATCTCATGTGGCAACCAAGGGCTATGTTGACTCAGCCCGCTCTGGCTTAGATGTTAAGCAGTCGGTTCGTGCTGCTACTACAGCAACCGTAAACCTCTCCACTGATGTAGATGACGGAAGCATTATCGACGGCGTAACCCTTGCAACTGGTGACCGAATCCTTATCAAGGACCAGGGCGCTGGTGGAATTGCCCATGCTGATAACGGCATTTATACCGTCAACGCATCTGGAGTACCAACACGAGCAACTGACTTTGATTCTGATGCAGAAGTAACACCAGGCGCGTTTACATTCGTTGAAGAAGGTACTGCAAACGGCGACTCTGGATATGTCGTTGCCACCAATGGTTCAATCACGGTTGGTTCAACTGCAATTCTATTTACACAGTTCTCTGGTACTGGTCAAATCACTGCTGGCGATGGTATGTCGAAAGACGGAAGCACCCTCAATGTCAATGATGACGATGTAACCATCTATGTTGACGGAAACGATGACCTTGCTGTTAAGTCTTCAGCAACTGCTGGTCAAGTTCTTCGCTCAGTTGGTTCAGGAACCGCTGCTTGGGGTGCTCTAGACCTTGCTGATTCAGATGCCGTAACTGGTGCTTTGCCAATTGCAAATGGTGGTACTGGTTCAACAACTGCCGCTGATGCCCGCGTCGCTCTTGACCTTGAAATCGGTGTTGATGTTCAGGCTTACGATGCAGAACTTGCAGCACTTGCTGGTCTAACCTCTGCTGCTAATAAACTTCCATACTTCACTGGCTCTGGAAGCGCATCAGTTGCAGACTTCACCTCAGCAGCGCGTGCACTTTTGGACGATGCAGACGCATCGGCAATGCGAGACACTCTTGGTCTTACAATTGGAACCAATGTTCAGGCCTATAGCGCAGCGCTTGCGGCAGTTTCGGCAAGTACCTATGTTGGTGATGACAGCATCACAACGCTGGGAACAATTACTACTGGTACATGGAATGGCAGCACAATCGCCATTGCAAACGGTGGCACCGCAGCAACATCTGCATCAGATGCACGGGCAAATCTTGCAGCAACCACGGCTGGAACAACAACCACACCAGTTCTTGCCCGTATTGCCAGCCAGGGTTGCGCGGCACATTCTGGAGGAGTTTCAACGACGACAGTAACCCATAACTTTGGAACTACTAATGTTATTGTTCAGGTTCTGGAAGTTGCAAACTACAATGCGACGGTAATTGCTGATGTAACAAGGCCGAATGGCAACACTGTAACTGTTACGATTAACGGACAAGTAGACAGCAACGATTATACAATTGTTGTAACAGGCTAATATAAATAACCCCGCGGGGTTCATACAAGAGATTGACTGAGGTCATGGCTCAAAAATTTACAGTACCAGTAACGATTAAGAATCTGTCATCGGCAGGCTCGGATGGTATAACTGTATTTCTTGACCAGGAATCTTTTGCAAGACTTAAGGTAGAAGCGGGCGGGCGCATTACATGGGGTGCTGGCGCTGGCGCTGGCGATACAAACCTATACCGCGACACTGCAAATGTCCTCAAGACTGATGATACTTTTAAGTCAGAGGGACTTTTTGTTGCTGGAACACAGATTGACCCAAGCGGTGCAACTCTCGGCGACGCTCTTGTATTTAATGGGACCAAGTTTGTCTCTGCATCAGTCGCTGCTGGTGGTGGAACTGGAAATGCCTCACTAACTATTTCGGACACTCTGCCAGTCGGCGGAGAAGAGGGAGACCTCTGGTTTGAGTCCGACACTGGAAAGACATTTGTTTATTACGACTCATTCTGGGTTGAAGTAGGCGGTGGCGTAGGCGCGCAAGGCCCAACTGGACCAACTGGTGCGACTGGAGCAACTGGAGCAACTGGACCACAAGGACCTACTGGTGCCACTGGGCCTGCTGGTCCTTCTGGTTCAACTGGACCATTGGATGGCTTGTCAGATGTAAGTGCATCTACTCCATCAACTGGAGATTTTTTAAAGTGGGATGGAACTGCGTGGGTAAATGACGCAATCAACCTCGGAACAGATACTGCTGGGCTGTATGTAGCAGACCTTATTGCTGGCACTGGTGTAACTATTAGTAATAGTTCTGCAGAAAGCGCAAGCCCAACCATAGCAATTGGTCAGTCAGTAGCAACTAGTGCTTCAGTGACTTTTGCTCATGTCGCTGCTGATGTAACTGGAAATATCACTGGAAATATAACTGGTAGTTCTGGTTCTACCACTGGTAACGCTGCGACGGCAACTGCTCTACAGAGCGCGCGCAATATCTCGCTAACTGGTGATGTTTCTGGTTCTGTATCGTTCGACGGAACATCTGATATTTCAATTACGGCAACCGTACAACCAAACTCAGTTGCCCTTGGCACAGATACAACTGGCAACTTTGTCAACGACATTACTGCTGGAACTGGTGTATCCGTTACTCACACGCCTGGAGAAGGTTCATCACCGACAATTGCTATCGGTCAGGCTGTTGGAACTTCATCTTCTGTACAGTTCGCAGCGGTCACTGCACCGTTGGTCGGTAATGCCTCTACTGCTACAACGCTTGAAAATGCACGAACAATCTCTTTGGGCGGAGATGTAAGTGGCTCTGTTTCTTTCAATGGCTCATCTGATGTAAGTATTTCGGCAACAATTCAGCCAAATTCGGTCGCGCTAGGAACAGACACAACTGGAGACTATGTCTCATCACTTGTCGCTGGTACTGGTGTTGCACTAACGAATAATAGCGGTGAAACTGCTACCCCAACAATCGCAATTGGACAAGATGTAGCCACTAGCGCTTCTGTGACATTTAGTCATGTTTCAGCACCAGTAACTGGAAATGTAATTGGTGACTTGACTGGAAATGCAGATACAGCAACTGCGCTTGAGACAGCACGAACCATCTCCCTCGGTGGAGACTTAAGCGGTTCTGCTTCTTTTAACGGAACTTCAGATATAACCATAAGTGCAAGCGTTGTTAACTCTGGTGTTATCCTTGATGAAATTTCAGATGTTGTAATTGCTTCTCCAATTCAATTCCAAGGATTGATGTATGACGGAACCAACTGGGTAAACAGCAACATCCCAAATACATACCTTGTCAGGAATGATACTGGCTCAACAATACTCAAAGGAACCTTGGTTGGTGCTGTTGGCGCAGAGCCTAGCGGAAGAATAGATGTTGCACCGTTTCAAGTAACAGGAACAGAAAACTCAGAACTTCGTGCGATGGGCATTGCTACAAGCAATATATCT